CGATAATGAGTAACATCAATGTAGAGAAGACGCAGGAAGAGGCTACCAAAGCCAAACTTCTGCCAGAACCCAAGGGCTTTCGAATCCTGTGTGCAGTGCCACACGTGGAGGAGGAGTTTGAGGGCGGCATCATCAAGGCGGATGACACCAAACGGGTCGAGGAGCAGACGACTGTTGTTCTGTTCGTCGTCAAGTTGGGTAACCTCGCCTATAAAGATGCCGAACGGTTCCCGACCGGTGCGTGGTGTAAGGAGGGGGATTTCGTGCTGACACGACCCTATTCCGGCACCCGCGTGGTCATCCACGGACGTGAGTTCCGCATCATCAACGACGACACGGTGGAAGCGGTGGTTGAAGACCCCCGTGGCATCCGTCGCGCATAAGGAGTTGTTTTTATGCAACAAGAAGAATTTAAGTTCCCTGATGAAATTGAGACCGAAAAGGTCCGAACTTCAGACGACATCGAGATCAAACTCGAAGATGATACACCCCCCGAGGACCGAGGCCGTAAGCCCCTGCCAAAGGACATCGTGGACGAACTGGACAAGGACGACCTTGAGGAGTACTCCGAAAAGGTCAAGAAGCGCCTTGGTCAGATGAAGAAGGTCTGGCACGACGAACGCCGTGCCAAGGAAGCCGTCGCCCGCGAGAAGGATGAAGCCCTCCGCTTTGCCCAGACCCAGTTTGAAGAGAACCGCCGCCTGAAGCAGCGGCTTGGGGTGGGTGAGAAGGCTTACATTCAAGAGGTCACCAAGGCCGCTGCCAACGAACTAGGTACCGCCAAGGAGAAGCTCAAGCAGGCTTATGACTCTGGTGACTCCGACAAGATTACCGACGCGCAGGAAGCCCTGACGGACGCCAAGCTCCGCCTTAAGGAGTACGAACGCTTCCAGCCCTCTTTACAAGACGAGCCAGAAAGAGTACAACCCACACAACAGGTTACGACGCCGCCGCAACCCGCTGACCAGAAAGCAGAAAACTGGAAGGCAAGGAACACGTGGTTTGGCGATGACGAGGAGATGACCGCCCTCGCACTCGGCCTGCATGAGAAGTTGGTCCGGTCTGGTGTCGATCCGCGTAGCGATGATTACTACCGACGAATTGACGAGACCATGAGGAAGCGCTTCCCAGAGTCCTTCGAGGGCGATGAGGAGACGACGACTCAAACGAGGGAGCCTGAGAAGCCCTCTCGCACAAAGCCAGCCAATGTAGTGGCTCCGGTAACGCGGGGAACCGCGCCGCGTCAGGTCCGCCTGACATCGTCTCAAGTTGCGCTTGCCAAGAAGCTTGGCATCAGCAATGAGCAGTACGCACGTGAAATCATGAAACTGGAGAACACCAATGGTTGAGAACAGATTGGCTCGTGAACTCGAAAACCGAGAAGCAACGCAACGTAAGATGGCATGGACCCCGCCTCAGACGCTCCCTGAACCGGAGCCGCAAGATGGTTGGGTCTTTCGCTGGATCCGGACCAGTATTATGGGTCAAGCTGATCCCTCTAATACATCCGCAAAATTTCGGGAAGGTTGGGAGCCTGTAAAGGCCGAAGATCAGCCCAAGTTGATGATGCAGTCCGATCCGAATAGCCGGTTTAAAGGCAACATCGAGATCGGCGGGTTGGTGCTCTGCAAGGCTCCGGCTGAACTGATGAAGCAGCGTGATGAATATTACGCCAAGCAAGCTCAGGCTCAGATCCAGTCTGTAGACAACAACTTTATGAGGCTGAACGACGAGCGTATGCCGCTCTTTAGTGAGAAGCGTTCGACTACGTCGTTTGGTAAAGGCAAATAACTTCTTTTTTGGAGTAATTAATGGCATATCCTACTGTTGACAAGCCGTATGGCTTGAAGCCGATCAATCTGATCGGTGGGCAGGTGTTTGCCGGGGCAACGCGCCAGCGTCGTATTGCGTCCAGTGCTTCGAGCATTGGCTACGGCGATCCGGTTCAGTTGACTTCGAGCGGCACTATTTCTGTTTCCACCTCGACGACGACGCCCCCGGACGCTGGCTTTGCCGGTGTGTTCTTGGGCTGCTCGTTCGTGTCCACTGTGACGGGTCAGCCGACCTTCTCGCAGGCTTGGATTTCGGGTACGGCGGTGAAGTCTGGTACGTACGTTACGGCGTATGTGGCTGATGATCCGAACACCCTGTTCAAGGCTGTGGGCGTATCGGCTTCGCTTGTGGTTTCGACCACGAGCGGGTTCACGTACGAGGATATCGGTGCCAACGTTGCACTGGTTGACGAAGCACTGAACACGACGACGAACGACTCGCAGCGGGGTCTCCTGCTGTCTTCGGTTGCGACCACCCGGTCTCTGCCGATGCGTATCGTCGATGTAGTCGAAGACACGGCGTTTGTTTCGAGCGGCACTACCTACTATCCCGAAGTTATCGTGAAGTTCAATGCACCGTACCTCACGAGCGTTTCGTTGATTGTTGGTGGTCACGCTTACAACTGCCCCGTCGGCGTTTAATAAGGGAGTTCTAAGACATGGCTATTTCACGCGCACAACTGCTCAAGGAACTCCTTCCGGGTTTGAACGCCCTGTTTGGCCTTGAGTACAAAAACTATGGCGAAGAGCACAAGGAGATCTACGAAACTGAGACCTCCGAACGCTCGTTTGAAGAGGAGACCAAACTTTCTGGTTTCAGTGCTGCTCCGGTTAAGTCGGAAGGCGCTGCAATTGCGTATGACAACGCACAGGAAGCGTGGACTGCTCGTTACAACCACGAGACCATCGCTCTCGGCTTCTCCATCACGGAAGAAGCGGTTGAAGACAACCTGTACGATTCGCTGTCCAAGCGATACACCAAGGCGCTCGCCCGAGCGATGGCGTACACGAAGCAGGTCAAGGCGGCTTCTGTCCTGAACAATGGCTTCTCGTCGTCCTACGTTGGTGGCGACGGTGTGGCTCTGTTCAGTGCGAATCACCCGCTTGTTTCTGGTGGCACCAACAGCAACCGTCTGACGGCTTCTGACCTCAACGAGACTTCGTTGGAAGCGGCTGTCATCCAGATTGCTGGTTGGACCGACGAGCGTGGACTGCTCATCGCGGCGAAACCCGGTAAACTCATCGTGCCCCCGGCGCTGATGTTCACTGCCAAGCGTCTCCTCGACACGGAACTCCGTGTTGCGACCGCTGACAACGACATCAACGCCCTCAAGGCGATGGGTTCGATTCCGGGCGGATATACGGTCAACCACTACCTGACGGACACGAACGCTTGGTTCTTGACGACCGACGTTCCGAACGGCATGAAGCACTTTGTCCGTACGCCGCTTCAGAACTCCATGGACGGGGATTTCGATACCGGGAACGTGCGGTATAAGAGCCGCGAGCGTTACTCGTTCGGATGGTCTGATCCGCTGGGCATGTTCGGTTCGCCGGGTTCGTCCTGATAAATCAGTAATTTACGCTGATTGGGAAGGGGGCTTCGGCCCCCTTCTTTTTGTCTTGACCTTAAGTCAAATCAGGTTGTTGACACCCCTTTAGATACGGCGTATACAGTGTACGTTCCGGGGTAATTTTAGCGTAGCAGACAGGCCCGGCTGACGACATGCAGACTGCTACGCTACTTGCATGTGAGGTATTTGCAATGGCTCGTACTACGTTCAGTGGCCCGGTTAAGTCTGACAACGGCTTTGAAGGCCCAATTGCTGCCGATTCGGCGGTTATCACCAATCTCCTTTGCACGACTCTGACGATTGGTAGCACTAAACTGACGACCGGTTCGGTGTCGGGCACGATATCGGTTCAGACCGGTCGTATTCCGGTTCTCATCGGCAGCACCACGCTCTACATCGGCCTGTACGCCAGTCTCGTCCCGTAAGATTTCGTGGGGGGCGTAAGCCCCCTTCATCCATTACAGGAGACTCAGAATGGGTATGCAGACAGATGTCTTAGCCAGCAAAGTTGCTACGATTGCGGGTGACTTGTTAGATCAAAATAGCCTTGTTATTGGCCGTGCTCGTGTAAAAGCGATTTATATCGTTCCTGATTCGGGTGCAGGCACTGTCACGTTTCGTGACGGCGGGGCTAGTGGCCCGGTCAAAATCGTATTGAACACCAAAGCAAGTTCTACTTCAGCGGATTACACCCTGCTGCCGGGCGAAGGCTTGCTCTTCCAGACAAGTATCTACATCGTCCCGTCAGCCGTAGTTTCGACATTGGTTGTTTATGGCTAAGACCCCTGCTTGGCAACGGAAAGAAGGCAATCGTTGAGGGCTTGGAACTGCTGAGATGCCCAGCAAATCCGCAAAACAGCATCGATTGATGGCGATGGTTGCTAACGACCCCAAAGCAGCCAAACGTCTGGGCATTCCTCAATCTGTGGGTCGTGATTACGTCAAGGCCGATAAAGGCCACAAATTCGGTTCTGGAGGATTTATGAAAGAGTCAAAGGCTATGATGCGTAAAGAAGTGTCCTTCATGAAAAAGAAGGGCGCTCCGAAGTCCATGATCAAGCACGAAGAGGCTGAAATGGAAGGCAAGAAGATGCCGAAGTTCGCGGCTGGCGGCATGGGCCTGCAGAAGCGGCAGTTTGGTACTGGCCCCGGCCTGAAGCCGATGCCGAAGCATATTGGCAAAGCAATAACTGACCGTGGTAAGGCTATTATGGCTCGCCCCACGCCGAAGTTCGCGGCTGGCGGTAAAACCCCGTATGTTCCGGGTGCGGCGATGGCGCGTCTTCAATCTAAAATTGATGCTGCTAATGCTCGGCGGGATGCTTTCCGTCAAGCCAACTCGGTCGAGGCTCGTGCGGCTGCTCAACGTGCTGCTCGTGCTGCTCCTCCTCCGACTCCCCCCGCTAAGCCTTCTGGTATTGGTTCTATGCCGGGCGCATCGGGAGAACAGGCTAGTGCTCAATTGCAAGCACTGAAGAATAGCGCAGGGTTTAGAGCCTCTGCAGCCCCGTCAGGCGGCATGGGTGGAGCCGGTGGTACGCAGGCTATGATGCGTAAGGGCGGC